TGGCCTGAAGTGTCAATTCACTTGTCGCAACTTCAGCACGACGGCGCCTTCGGTATCGGCTTCGATGTCGAACACCTTGTACCGGGTACCGCCGATCTGGACCTCGTCCCCGCGGACGGGCGGCGCCGCCAGATCCGCCAGCCGGACAAACAGCACCGCATAAACGCCCGGCGAGGCATCCTCGCCTTCCCGCACCGGCTGGAACACCGCGCGGACGGTGGCCTGCCCTCCGGCCTCAGGCAAGTAGAGAACCTCGCGGCCGAACGTGTTTACGACGGCCGCGTTCAGTCCACCTACCGCCGCCTCCCAACCGCTCATGGTCAGGCCTTAGTCGCCTTCACCAGCACTTCCGGCCGCAGGCAGATGGGCAGCGGGTTCTGCTGCGTGTGCAGGTCGGTGCCGCGCCCGAACTTGCGCGGCTCCTGCTTGGCGTACAGCGGCAGGCCGAGCGTGTTCGCCGTCTCGTTGAAGTCCGCCGGCGCGAAGTACGTGCGGAACGTGTTTGCCGTGCCGAGCGGGAAGAAATGCGCTTCGTCGTCGGCGACGAACTTCCGCACGTTGCCGGAAGCGTCCGTCGCCTGGCCGCGATACTCCTCGAACGTCACGCCGCCAAAGGTGAAACCGGTGCGGTAGTCGTTGCCGAGCTGCTGGTTGCGCTGGTAGTACTGGAAGGCCTCTTTCACCTTCGAGTGCGTGGTGAGGGCGTCGTAGAAGCCCGCCGAGCACAGGCACAGGATGCCCGTCATGAACTCGCCCTTGAGGTTGTCCTCGATGTGTCGCTTCACTTCGAGCACCTTCAGCAGCACCTCGGTGGTGTTGGTCGTCAGCGCGAAGTTGACGGTCTTCGGCGTGATGTCGAACTCGGTGTAGAGGTTGTAGAGCGTGGAGCCGTCGGCGTCCAGTATCACGCCCTTCAACGCGCCCATGCGCAGGTGTTCGAGCGTGATGGCGTGCTTGTTGCGCATGTTCTGAAGCTTCATCGCCATCAGGTTCGCCAGCGCCTCCGTCTCCGACTCCGACCCGAAGGCGCGAATCCCTTGCACCTCCTCGGGCAGCACGGCGTCGTCGTGCGGGATGTGCGGGATCACGAACGAGCGCACCTTGCGCTTGCCCGTGGTGCCGAGCGTGCCCGGCGCGCCCACCGGCTGGGTGGGGAGCAGATTGAGTACGCCGCTCATTTCCTCGATGATGATGGTGCGCGTGCGGACGCCCTGCGGCGTCATCAGGTTCAACTGCTCCAGCCGCCCGTAGGTGTTCGGAATCTTGTTGATCGCGGCGGTGAGTGCCGCCATGTCGAAGGCGTCGGTCGAAAATGGATTCAGCATCATTGTGGTTTACGCTCCTTGGCGGACGAGGATGCCCGCGTTCTTCAGTTGTGCGATGGCGGCTTCTTTCTGTGGCTGCGTCGCGCCCGCGGGCCAGGTGATGCCGTTATCGGAGACGATGGCGTTGCGCACGATTGCCACGCCGGACTTGTCGGCTCCGTTGGGTGCGGTAGTGTCGAGCAGCAGAATGCCGGAGGCGATATCGCCGCCGTCGGTGGCCGCGAAGTCGATCTGCTTCACCTTGCCGGATCCGGCGGCCACTGTGATAGTGAACGCGTCGCCGGAAGCAAAGTCGGTCGAGCCGTCGGCGATGGTGAAGGTGAGATGCGTCGTGAACGCCACTCCGACAGTGGCCACTCCGATCAGAATGCCGTCCGGGTCCTCGACGGCGAACTTGCCGGCGTTGGTGGCGGGTTCAATACAGACGAGCTGGTACACGCCGGGCTTGGCGGCGGCGCCCACGGTAGGAGCGGCGGTGATGGTGCCATTGCCGGTGTTGCCCGCCACAGTCGCGCCAGTCGCCGCGCCTTTCGTTATGCGACCCAGCACCATGCCGCTCAGCAGCGCGCGTTCGGCACCGCTCCCGGCCAGCACGGTCACGATATCGCGGCTGTACTGGTTCTCCGGTTCGTACTTCAGCCAGTCGCCCAGATAGTTTCGTTCGGTCAGAACGGACATGTCAGTTCACTCCTTTCGTGGCCAGCTTTTCGACGGCCTTCATCAGCGGACTGTTTTCGGGACTCGCTTTGACGCCGGTCCCGGTCTCCGGCATCACATGCGAGCGGATCTCGGCCGCATCCTCGGTCGCACGCGCCTCCATCAGGAACTGCCGGGCATCGGACGGTGTTGCGGCCTTCGCCAGGAGCCCCGCAGCCTTGTCGGGCATCCCGGCCAGCGCGCACAGTTCCACAATTTCCCGCGCATCGGTATACCCCTGCTTTCGTGCCTCCACGCGGATCGCTTCGACATCAATGGTTTCTTCACTCATGACTTTCTTGCCTCCTCGTTCGATTGAAATAGTGGGCCGCGCCGTAACCTGGCGCAGATCATAGAGAGCGCTCGCCTTCGTACCCATGCGGTCGGCAAGACCCACTGGGATCGCCTGATCACCGAAGTACCGGCCTGCGTCCGTATCGCGGATCGCGCCCTCCGACATCCCGCGATTGCGCGCTACGGCCTTCACGAGCATCCCGTACGTTCGGTTCAACTCGACCTCGATGGCGGCGCGGGCTTCCTCGGTCAACGGCGTGTGCGGATTGAAGTCGGCCTTGCGCGCACCGGCGTGGATGATCGTGTACTTGTAGCCGCGCTGCTCGTCGTTGGCGCTCACGTCCAGATGCGTAACGATGACGCCGATGCTGCCCATCCCCGAGGATTGCCCGGCATAGATCCGCTGGGCCCCGGACGCCAGCAGGTAGGCCCCGCTGAAAGCGTTCGCATTGGCGACGGCGAAAATGGGCTTGGCCGAGCGCGCAGCATAGATCGTGTCGGCGAGTTCGAAGACACCGGCTACCTCGCCACCGAGCGAATCCACCTCGAGCAGAATGCCCTTGATGGCCGGGTCGGTGGCCGCGTCCTCGACTTCGTTCTGGATATCCACGTAGGACCGCATGCCGGAGGCGGCGTCGAGTCCGTAAGCCTTGTGGACCAACGTGCCTTCGATCGGGATGATGGCGATGCCGTCGGACGTTACTTCGAACGCCTTGCGCGATGCCGCCTGGAGCGCAACAGCCGCTGCCGGCGTGGGGACATCCAGACCGAGGCGTGGCGCGAGCACGGCCATGATCACTTCGAGCTTTTGCGGCGCGATCAACAGCGGGGTATCAAAGATTCGCGTCGCCAGATGAGGCAGAGGCGTCATTGCTGTCCTTTCGTGAATCGGAGTCGTATTCGAGGCCCAACGAATCGGCCCGCTCGTTATCGGCGGCGATCTCCTGGTCGATGGCCTCGGCGTCGTAGCCCTGCTCGGAGACAACTTCCGCGCGGCTCTTGAAGCCCGCGCGCACGGCCATGATCTGGGCCTTGATGTCCTTCAGCGGATCGACCCAGGCGAAGCCCGGCGGAATCCACTTCGCGTCGGAATTCCCCGCCGCTTTCGGAAGCGCGCCGCTCAGAATCGCGTCCCGCATCCAGCGCCGCCAGATGGGGCGGCACATCTGGAAGACAATCACTTGGTGCTGGAACTGCTCGCACCGCCGCCGGAACTCGAGCAGCCCCGCGCGGATCGACGAATAGTTCACGCCCGTCAGATCGCCGGTCAACTGCTCGTAGGTGATTCCCATGCCGGCGGCGATCGAGCGCAACTGCACGCGCATGAACGTCTCGTAACTCGCACCGACGTCGGCGGGCGTCGAAAACTTCACATCTTCGCCCGGCAACAGCACCTGCAGCGTTCCCGGTTCCAATCCGGCGAGCGCGATGCCAGTAGAGTCAGGCGCGCCCTCGCCGAGCATCTGGTCCTCGGGCGCGTTCTTGGTGACGAAGCCCGCGAACATAGCCGCCGTCTTCTTGCGCACCAGCTCGGCGTCGTCGTATTGGTCGAGTTCGTATAGCTTCACCAGCACCTGGGCCAGCCACGGTTGTCCGCGAAGCTGGCCGGGCCGGAGAGGCCGGAACAGATGCAGCACCGAGTCCGCCGGCACGCGGACCATCTCGGTCGAAGCCATCGGATTGAGAGCGTCGCCGGGATGCTCCCTATATAAGTGATACGCGACCCGCTGCCAGATCCGGTTGAACTCGATCCCGGCGCGAATGTAGTTGCCGTTTTCGAGCTTCCGCGTCTCATTCGCCGGCAAGTGCTCGGCTTCGAGCAACTGCAACTGAAGCGGCACAACCAGGCCGTCCTTCGGCAGGCGTGGCCGCAAGCGGATGAAGCACTCGCCCGCCTCCATTACTGACCGGCACGCCATCGCCTGAAGGCCGTAGAAGTCCGTCAGCCCGGAGGCGTCGGCCTCATCCGTCCATCGCAGCCACAAAGCCTGGACTGCCTCTTTCACAGCCGCATCGTGATCGAGCGACTGCGGCTTGATCCCGGTACCGATCGAGTTGGCGATGTACGCATCGAGGGCGTTCGCCGCCCACGGGTTCCGGCGCACCATGTCCCGCGACCGCGAGCGCAGGGTCTCCGCGCTTCGGAACACGAGCGTGTTGATGTCGCTCGTCACGGGAGTCCAGCCAGTGGTGCGCCGGGTAGCGGCCGCCGCCTCGTAATCGGCCGAGGCACGCATGCCAGGCAGCCACGTGCGCACTCGATTCCAGAACCCCACGCTGTTCAGAAACCCTTCTCCGTTGACACACGAATCTGCCGCGTCACCGGAACGCCTGTGCTCTTGGCGACGTCGGCTTCCGCTACGGCGATCGCCTGCTTCAGCTCGTCGACGGTGCGGTACTCGATCTCCCGATCGCCGAACCGGACACGCCGCACGCCGTTGGCCAGCGCATCGCGGAGTGCTTGCAACTGTTGGTCGGTGTAGGCCATTTATCGATTTAGGAAACTGGAACGGATCACTCTGCGCCTCGGCGCGGGCTGGGCTGCGGCGACTACGGATGCCTGATCCTCGTCGTTCGAAAACTCCCGCCGCTCCTGGCGGCGCTTCACGGCGGCCCCGATCTGTTCCTCCATCGCCCGCCAGTGCCGTTCGCCGAAGCGCTCAATCCCGCAAGCCGAAGCAGCCGCGCGCGCGTACACGCGGCAATCGAGCGCCTCATTGCGGTCGCGCGTCTTCTGCCACTCCATGCGCCGGTAGCCTTTCACCACGCGCGGCACGAGCTGTTCGGCGGTCAACTGCTTAAAGAACTCCTCCGGGTACTTCGGGAAGTGGCAATAGCCGGGCGGGTACTCCGCGCCGCTTTCTTCCGTGGGCCGCTCCAGGCGCAGACAGCGGTACAGTTCCTCTTTGATCATGCCGCCGCACACCGGCCACACCCGGATGCCGCGCCGCATGCGCTTTCCGCTGATTGAGACATCCACTGGCGTGGCCTGTCCCACCGGCGCCGCCGCCCGCTCGACGCCCTTGACCACCATGACGCGGCTCGCCGATTGCGTCCGCGCCCACGCGTACACTTCCGGCGTTGCGTAACCGGAGTCAATCGCGGCGCGCAGGATAGGAAGCTCAACGCCCGATGCCGCCGGATACGTCTCGCCCAGGAAGTCGGTGAGCCGCTCCCACACTTCGCCGCGAGAAGTGTCGCCGTCGAGGACGCGGTAATCGACCGACCACGACTCCTTGCCACGGCCCCACGCCACCACCTCCACTTCGATGCGATCCTTCTGGACGTCGGCGCCCGCCGTAAGAAACAGTCCGCCGGCGGGTACGCTGCCGGTCCGGTAATCCTCGCGGCGTTCGTAGAGCCTCTGCCAGTCGGGCGCCTCGCCCATCTGCGCCCACGTTTCGCCGAGGACGGTGTTTACGAAGACCTGAAGCAGCGACTGATTCTCATGCGCCTGCTCGAACGCCTTGGCCGCGTCGCTCCAGCCGAACCAGCCCACCGGGCTGTACAGGCTCGAAAGATGGAATCCCGCTGTGCGCCCGTCGCCGACCGCGCTCGGCCGCCATTCCCCACGCGCGAGCATGGCGTGCTTCCGGTGATTCTCGATCCGCGCGGCGCAGTGCTCGCAGATATAGACCGCGTCTTCGGGCTTGCCCTTCGGCCAGGTGAGCTGCGCGAACTTGAGCGTCTGGAACTCGCCGCAGGCCGGGCACGGCAGCCAGTAGCGCCGCTGGTCGCTCTCCTCATATGCCGCTTCGATGCGGCTCATGCCCGTGATCTTGGGCGTCGATACCAGAAACACCTTGCGCCGCGCGAACGTGCGCGTGCGCGCAAGAGCCAGGTTGACAGGATCACCCTCGCCATCGACGTCTCCCGGATACCCGTCCACCTCGTCGAGGAACAGATACCGCGCGGCCATGGAGCGCAGACCGACGGCGCTGTTGGCTCCGGTCATCACCAGCACGCCGCCGGGAAACTCTTTCGCGAGAACCGTGTTGCCCGAATCGCGCGAGCGCGGGTCGCGAACCAGCTTCCGCAACACCTCGCTCTCCTCAATCAGCGGATCGACGCGCTGCTTCGAGTTCCGCTTGGCCATCTCGACCGTCGGCTGGACGGCCATCATCGGCCCCGGCGCCTGGTGGATCACGTAGCCGATCCAGTTGTTGCCTCCTTCGGTGCCGCCGACCTGCGCTCCTTTCATGAACACCACGCGCTCGACGGGCGACGACGGCGACAGGCAGTCCATGATCTCCTTCAAGTAAGGAGTGCGTTCCGTTCGCCACGGGCCCGGTTCTGCCGAGGCGCGTTGCGCGAGCGTCCGGTACTGGTCGGCCCACTCCGAGATCGTGAGCAGCGGATCGGGCCGCGCGCCCGCCGCCGCGGACGCGCCGTAAATGTGGTCAGCCGTGGTGGGCAGCATCGGCAAACTCATGCAGCGCCTTCCGGATCTCGGTAATGAGAAGCCCGTGCACCTTGGCCGCGTCCGTCTCCGCAGCCAGCACGGCCGCGACGCGGTCCGGTATGTTCAGCATCCCGTCGCGGAACGTGCGGAACCGGTTGAACGCCGCGACTTGCACTTCGTCGCGGCTGATTAACCTGCCCGACCGCTCTTCGAACTCTATCTTCGCCAGCCGCGCCAGGTAGTTCTCGCGCACCGCACGGGCGCGGGCGTAGTCGAGGCCGCCGGCCATTGGTTCGGGAGGCGACGGCACCGCTGGCCGTGTCACCGACGACGGTACGGAGGCCTTCTGTGCTTTGGGTCCGGTGTTCCGCTCCCACTCCGCATCCGCCTGGGCCGGGTCGATCTTGCCGTCGGCCGTGGTCCGAATCCGCCCCGATTGAATCGCCTTCTGGACCGCCTTGAGGCTCACACCCCGATGCTTGGCGTACCCGCGCAGGCTGAGGATCGGCATGGATTCTTTCTTCGAAATAGAGCTTGCTATTCCGGGCGACCGAAGTGATGAATGTCATCGATGCAGCCCAGGCTGATCAAAGGAGACATGAACCCATGAAACTGTTTGCAATCGACACCGAAAACAACATCACCGCGCTTGCGGCTGGTGCGGAAATCCCGGAAGGCCAGGAGCCCTTCGGAAACGAGAAGGAACTCGCCAAGCTCGCGGCCAACTGGCCCGGCGACCGCCTGATTGAAGTCTGGAACAGCTTCGCCGGAGTGGCGCCCTTCGACGAACTGAAACCCGTCAAGAAGTTCACGGATCGCCAGACCGCTGTCGCCAGGGTTTGGAAGGCCGTCCAGCGTCTAAACGCCCCCGTTGCGCCCCCGGCGGCCGACGTTGCGCCGAAGGGCAAGCGGTCGCGGAAGGCGACCACCGCCGAA